TCATCGGGCTGCAGCGGCAGGCCTGGAACCTGCCGAGCAACGTGACGCCGGAAGGCACGCCGACCACCGGTGCCGAAGTGGCGGCGCTGCTCGATGAGATCGACGGCGCCGACAGTGGCCTCGCCAAGTAGCCTTGAAGACCTCCGCGCAAAGCTGAGTAGTAGAGCGTGGAGGCTCGCAAACCTGTATCGCATCCGAGACAAGGATGGCCGCGTTGTCCGGTTCACGCCGAATGACGCCCAGGCGCGCCTCGACGCAAACCTGCACACGCTGAATTTGGTCCTCAAGGCGCGGCAGCGCGGCATCACCACGTGGGCGTGCATCCGGGCGCTGGACCTGGCGCTGTTCCGCTCCAACACCGCGATCGGGCTCGTGTTTGACACGTTGCCGAACGCGAACAAGGCTTTTCGCGACAAGATCCTTTACGCCTACGACACGCTACCGCCCAGCCTCCGAGACGCGCGTCCGTTGGTGCGCCGGTCCATGGACGGCGAGCTCGAGTTTTCCAACGGCTCGACCATCCGCGTAAGCCTTTCGCACCGATCAGGCACGCTGCAGTGGCTGCACATTTCCGAGTACGCCAAGATCTGTGCGCACGACCCGGGGCGTGCGGCTGAGATCAAGAGCGGGGCGCTCAACACGGTGGCGCCCGGAAACTACGTCTGCATTGAGTCGACCGCCGAAGGCGCCTATGGAGACTTCTTCGACAAGTGCCAGCAAGCGCTGTCCTTGCAGCGAATGATCGCCGCAGGGACAGCTACGCTCGGCCCCATGGACTACAAGCTGCACTTTTTGCCCTGGTTCGAGGATCCGACGTACCAGCTGGAACCCGGGCCACTGGATGTGCTGCAGGAGCCAGAGAGGAAGTATTTCGAGGAACTGGAGCAGATCACAGGGTACGCGCTGTCGCCGGCGCAGAAGTGGTGGTACGCCAAGAAATCGCTTGAGCAGGGCGATGCCATGTGGCGTGAGTACCCGGGCACCGTACCGGAGGCATTCAAGGCGGCCAAGGATGGCTCTTACTTCGGCCGGCAAATCGAGTTGGCCGAGGCGCAGGGGCGTGTGCTCAGTATCCCGATGCTGCCTCACGTCCCGGTGCACTGGTTCTGGGATTTGGGGCACAACGACGACACGGTGCTACTGCCAATGCAGCACGTCGGCGACTACTACAACTGGTTCGGCGGCTACGCAAACAATGGCGAGCCCCTGCAGCACTACATCCAATGGCTGCAGAAGTGGGCAGCCAAGACCGGCGCCATCATCGGGCGCATGTATGTGCCGCACGATGCGGCCAATGTCGACTACACCCGCGGAGACCGAAAGTCGCGGCGGGAGCTGCTGGAAGACGCTGGTTTCCGCGTCGAACTCGTGCCGCGAATTGAGTCGCTTGGAGACGGTATCGACATGGTGCGGCAGATGCTCCCGCGCTGTCGATTCGACACCAGCTGCGCCGGTGATCCAAAGACCGGCCACGGTTTGCTGCCAGCCCTGCGCGCGTACCGCAAAGCGTGGAGCGAGGAAGCGCAGACGTACCGCGATTACCCCATGAAGCTGTGGGCAAACCACTGGGCCGACGCATTCCGCCAGGCCGCACAAGGGTACGAGCCGGAAAAGAACGTGCAGGACCGAAAACGGCGCACAAACAACAACTGGAAGACGGCATGAGCCACACGACCGACATCTACGCGACGGGCAAGAAAGGCGACCTCCGCGTGCAGTTTGCACACGGCCAGAAGTCGGGCGAAACCCGCCGCCAGCCGGTGCTGGTGCTGTCCCACATCCTCCGCCCGGAGGTGGAGTACGTCATCTACATGGATGACATGCACCAGTGGGACACGCGCCCGGAGGGCAACCCGCGCGCGGCCATGATGAACGCCATGGAGGCAGCCCAGATCCTGTACGGACAGGGATTCATCGACCGCCGCCACGTCATGCGGGTGCTGGATGCTGTGTACGAGTGGACGGAGGATCTGCTGCGCAAGACGCCAGCCCCGATCACCACCGCAAAGCAGATCGGCGCTGCGCTTGAGCGTGACCGCGTGGTGGTGACAGCCACCAGCCGCGGCGATCGCCAGATCATCCTGGACGCTCGCTGATGCTGATGCAGCCAGGCGCGCCGGCAACTGCGGCGCGCGCGCAGCCGGCCGAGGACAGCCGTGCCCTGCTGCGGCAGCTGACCGACTGGTGGTACGACGCACGCGACCGGCACGCGCATAACAGGCGTGAGCAGGACATCGATGCCGCCTTCTACGATGGCGAGCAATGGACCATGGAGGAGATTGCCGCACTGGCCGCGCGCAATCAGGCGCCGTTGGTGTTTAACAAGGTGAAGTTGGCCGTCGACTGGCTGATCGGCACCGAGCGCCGCGCACGGCTGGACTGGGCGGTGAAGCCGCGCGGGCCGGATGACACCGAAACGGCAAAGGCAAAGCAGGCGTGGATCAAGTTCGTCGACGACACCAACAACGTCGGATGGGAACGGTCACTCGCGTTTGCTGATTCCCTCAAGGTGGGCGTCGGCTGGACAGAGGAAGCGGTGACAGTCGATAGCGACCAGCCGCCAGTGCTTTGCGAGTACGAATCCTGGCGCAACGTGTGGCTCGATCCGCACTCTCGCAGCCTGACGCTCAAGGACGCGCGATACCTGCATCGCCGCCGCACGCTGGATCTCGATTTTGCAATTGCCATGTTCCCAGAGGCCGAGGCGCTGCTGACCCAAGCAGCCAACGCCGAGGGGCGCATCGGGTTCGACCTGGACGACGAAATGGCCGATGACGACGTGCCGCAGCTGTGGCTGCGGGCGGACGACTTCGGCAGAACACGCCTTTCGCGCAACTGGGCTGGAATCGGTCAGTATGGTCTGCGCCAGCGCGTCACGCTCATCGAGACCCAGTATCGTAAGCCGGTCCCGGCAAAGAAAATCGCGGCAGGTGCGCGCCGCGGGGAGTGGTTCGACCCGACGAACCCGGACCTCATGCGCCTGTACCAGCAGGGCGCGCTCAGCCTGGCGGACTCGGTCAAGCAGCAGTTGTGCACCGCCATCTGGGTGCCGAACGGGATCCTCAAGCACGTTGCCCTGCCGTACAGGCACGGCCAGTTCACGCTGACGCCCTATTTCGCCTATCGCCGCGATCGCGACGGGATGCCGTATGGCGTGGTGCGCAATGTCCGGGACGCGCAGTCCGACTACAACAAGCGCATGAGCAAGGCCCAGTTCCACCTGGCAGCCAACCAGGTCATCGCCGACGAGGACGCAATCGACGACTGGGACGAGCTCGCCGACGAAGCAGCGAAGCCGGACGGCATCATCCGACTCAAGTCGGCACGCACGGGAGCTGGATCGAAGCGATTCGAGATCCTGCGCGGAGAGACGCTGGCAGCCAGCCAGACCAACCTCGCCGAAGTGGCAGCGGCGCACATCCATGACGGGACAGGCGTCAACCGAGAACAGCTCGGACGAGATACCAACGCCGTGTCTGGCAGAGCCATCCAGGCCAAGCAGGGCGAGGGCGCGCTGACCACTGCGCAGCTGTTCGACAACTACCGACTCGCTTTCAAGCTGTCGGGGCAGAAGATCCTGAGCCTGAGCGAGCAGTACGTCACCGGGCCGATGCAGTTCCGCGTGACCGAGGACACCGCCAGCCTTCAATGGATGCAGATCAACACGCCTCGCCTGGATGAGTCGGGTGAGTGGGTGTGGGACAACGACATCACGAAGCACCAGGCCGATTTCACCGTCGACGCCCAGGACTTCCGCGAAACGATGCGCCTGGCCATGGCCGAGCAGCTGATGGAGACGATCGGGCAACTGGATCCGCAGATCGGTCTGCAACTGCTGGATCTGGCGATCGACCTCACCGACCTCCCGGGCAAGGACGTGATCGTCAAGCGCATCCGGCAGCTCAACGGACATCCGGATCCTGGAGCGGCTGACGATCCCGAGGCGCAGATGCAGCGCCAGCAGCAGGATGCGGCCCGCCAAGCCGAGCAGGAGCTTGCGCAGCGCGAGCGGAGCGCGAAGGTGGCGAAGGAAGAGGGAGCCGCCAAGAAGCTGCTTGCGGACGCAGAGGCCGTGCGCGTTGCCACTCAGGGCAAGGCGCTCGAAACAGCAGGCCTGATCGCTTCGTCGCTGCCGCTGGCAGCAACGGCTGACCAGGTAATCCAAAACGCACAAGGGCCACAATGAACACCGAAACAACCACGACACAGGGCGGCATCGACACCTATACCGACGCCGAGCGCCAGATCATCGAGGCTGATGCCGCGGAATCTGCAGCCGCCAGTGCGGCAGCCGCTGCAGCGCCGCCAGCAGACACCGGCGCAACGGAGCCCGCGAAAGCAGCGCCGGAGAGCCAGCAGCCGGCCGCTGCGCAGACACCTGCCGCAATCCCTCCGGTGGCCGTTCCTCCGGTCGCAACGCCGCCAATGCCGGTGTTTGCTGTCGACCAGGCACTGGCCGCGCGCAACTTCGACTCCGAACTCACCGCCCTGCAGGCCAAGTGGGATGAGGGCGAGCTCGACCAGGCGCAATACAGCAGGGCGCTGGCTGACATCATCCAGGCGAAGACCCTGCACGACACGCAGCAGTCACTCGCGACGCAGTTTGCGCAGGCTGCCCAGGCCGCCCAGGCGCAGACCTTCGAGCAGCAGGCGACGGCGTTCCTGGCGCTTCCGGAGAACCGAGACATCCTGGATCCGACGCGCTACACGCTGTTCCAGGCGCTGATCAATCAGGTCGACGAGGCAACCAACCGCAGCCTCGACAATGCAGCGCTGCTGATGGAGGCGCATCGCAGGTTTCGCGCAGCCATTCCCGCGCCAGCAGCCGCTACCCCGGTCGCGCCTGATCGCACGCCGGACATGTCGCAGATCCCGCCGCGCATCGCGTCTGCTCCGGCTGCCGCAACGGCGCGGACCCAGCACCACGACGTCGAGCGTCTGGCTTCGATGCCGATCGAGGATGCCGAGCGCGCCATGATGAGCATGTCTCCGGAGCAGATCGAGCAGCTGCTGGAGCGCACGCCCGGGTCTACCAGCGTCTGGGATCCCAAGGCCGCGGCCTGATGCCGTTGCACTTGGACCTCGCGCCAGGCGCGGCGGTCAGGATCGGAGAAACGGTTGTAACCATCGAGGCCAAGACGGGCCCGCGCGTGCGCTTGCGCATCGACGGACCGGACAAGGTCACCCGAGTGGAATCGCTGCCACCGCTCACGCGGGCAGCACCCCAGCAGCGCATGAGTGCTGCTGATGCTCCAAGGCGCATGAGTGCCGAAACGACCCCCCAATCGTAAGGACACCATGCAATGGCTCAGACCATCGTTGGGCTCAATAGCCCGCAAGCCGTCAAGCTCTGGAGTGCGTCGCTCTTCGTCGACGTGTCCAAGAGTTCCTACTTCACCCGCAAGATGATGGGGACGGGAGACACCCTGCCCATCCAGCTCAAGACCGATCTCGAGTCCGACGACGGCGACGAGGTGCGCTACGACATCAGCGTGGCTGTGTCCGGCGTGCCGATCGAGGGCGACAACCAGCGCGCCGGCTCCGAGAGCCAGCTCAAGTTCTACCAGGACAAGGTGCGCATCGATCAGATGTACAAGGGCGTCAATGCCGGCGGCAAGATGACCCGCAAGCGGACGTTGCACAACCTGCGCACGATCGCCCGCGCGCGCCTCCGCGAATACTGGGCCCGCCTGTTCGACGAGATGCTGTTCATCTACCTCTCGGGCGCCCGCGGCATCAACCCCGACTTCACGTGGCCGATCGGCTGGACCGGCCGGGCCAACAACTCGATCGAGGCCCCGGACGCGTCCCACATCATGTACGGCGACGGCACCAGCAAGGCAACGCTGACCTCGGCCGGCAAGATGACCCGTGCGGTCGTCGAGCGTGCGGTGACCAAGGCCACCACCATGGGCGGCGGCTCGGACGGAACCGGCCTGACCAAGCTGCAGCCCAGCAACGTCGAGGGCACGGGCCGCTACGTGATGCTGATGCACACGTATCAGGAGCACGACCTGCGCACGACCACGGCCACCGGCGACTGGCTCGACATCCAGAAGGCGGCGGCCGGGGCAGAGGGTCGCCAGAACCCCATCTTCGGCGAGACGATGGGAATGCTGCGCAACACCATCCTGCACAGCCACGAGTCGGTCATCCGGCACAGCGATTACGGCGTCGGCAATAACGTGGCCGCAGCCTCGGCGCTGTTCCTCGGCCGCCAGGCCGGTGTGCTGGCGTTTGGCTCGCCGGGCGAAGGCCTGCGCTTCTCCTGGCATGAGGAAATGGAGAACCGCGGCAACGACCTGATCATCGGCGCCGATGTGATCGTCGGGTGCAAGAAGTCCCGGTTCAACGGCTACGACTACGGCGTGGTGCGCGTCGACACCGCCGCTGCCGACCCGGCGTAAGCCAAGGCACCAAGGCATAGCCGCGCCAGCAGTTTGCTGGCGCGGCGCAGCCGCGTAACACCGTCCCCATCCCAGGAGTACCGCAATGACCGCGTTTGTCTCGAACCGCGGCGCGAGTTCCGTCGCGCCCATCCACGCCGAGCGCATCGGCGTCCCCGTGATTGTCACCGCCAGCTACACGTTTGGCGCCGCGGTGGCGCCCGCCATCAACGACACCATCGACGTCCTGTACGTCCCCGCCAACCACATCATCGTGCCGCAGCTCTGCCGCGTTTACGGTGAGGAACTGGACAGCAACGCCGCCCCGACGCTGACGCTGGATGTCGGTTTCAGTGGCGCCGCTGATGTGCTGTGGGATGGCGTCGCCCTCGGCAACGCCGGCGGATTCTTCGACCACGCCGGTGCCAACTCGGCCGCCTTGATGGCTCACCTCACCAGCGACGCCGATCGGCTGCTGCAGGCGCTGTTCAAGACGGCCAACGCCACGGGTGTCGTCGGCAAGACGATCTACTTCGACATCGCCTACAAGGCCGTCCACGCCTGACGCCTGGGCACACCCAGGCAAATGACCACCATGGGGGCGGAAACGCCCCCATGTAGGAGATCCCATGCTGATCGAATCCCTCTTCAAGCGTCCGAACGCCCCGGTGAACCTGGGCGGCCGCGACTACTTCTTCCGTCCGCTGGACAACAACCCCGAGTCTCCGCACGTGTGCGATGTCGCCGATCAGGCGCATGCCGAGCGCCTGCTGAGCATCACCGAGGGGTATCGGCCGTACAGCGTGCAGCCGCTCGCTCGCGCGCCGCAGGTCGCCGACCAGACGCAGGCGCCGGCCGCGCCCGACATTCCGCCCGAAACCGCCGAGCGCGTGAATGCCATCCTCAGCGCCAACGTGCCGGACATCCGCAACACCGTCCCGACCATCACGGACCTTCCGCTGCTGGCGGCGCTCCTGGCCACCGAGTCGGCGCGCACCACGCCGCCGCCGCGGGCGACCGTCACCAAGCTCATCGAGGAGCGCATCGCCAAGCTCACCAAGGCTGACGGCGCGTGACCCTGCAGCGACTGCTGGCGCTCTGGCGCCAGTGGATGGATGACAAGGACGACCAGCAGCCGCTCCACTCTGCAGAGCACGGCGTGGAGTACCTGAATGCCGCAGTAGACGAGGCCTGCGTCCGCGGAAAGCTGGCGCGCGCCACGCACACGCTGTCGCTGGTCGCCGCTCAGCAGCAGTACGCAATGCCTGCGGGCTGGTACCACATCACCAGCGCAGACCACGTAAGCGCTGATGTGCGCATCGCATCCGTGGTAGTTGCTGACAGGCACGCGCCGAACTGGCGAACCGAAACCGGAACGGCTCCGAGGCTCATCGTTCCGGACGTGGCCGAGGGCTACTTTTCGGTATCCCCGATCCCGTCCGAGTCCGGATCGCTGACGCTTCACGGCTACCGCACGCCGGTGGGCGACGAGCGATTCACCGTGTCTAGCCTGACGCGAGAGCCTGCTTTCGTGCCGCCGCACAAGCATGCGTACCTGGTGCACTGGGCATGCCACATGGCGTACCTGACACGCGACTCCGATGCCGGAGACATCCAGCGAGCGGAGTACCACGCAGCGCAGTTTGAGCTGCAGTTTGGCCAGCCGTTCACCGCGGCCCAGTTGCGTGTTCGGCAGCAGGTGCGCGGACAATCCGTGAAGGGGCACTACTTCTAATGCCGAACCTTGCTCGCATGGACTTCGCCGAGGACGCCGGCATGGCCTGGGTGCGGGCCGACACGCACCCGGCGATCCCGTTCGAGATCCTGAACGACGATGAGACGCCGGTGTCGCTCAGCGGTGCGCAGATCGTCATGGACATCTACGAGTCGCTGGGCGGACCGCGCATGGCCAGGCTGCGCACTGCCGGCGCGCCGGCGGCATCGCCAGTGGTGCCCGAGGGGACTATCACGATCAGCGATGCCGCGAACGGCCTTGGCCAGATTGACCAAGTTCCCCCGTCCGTCACGGGCGCACTGCTGGCCAGTGGTTCGCGCCGAAAGGCTCGCCGGTGGTACACGTTTGAAGTCACCTGGGACGCATCCCCGGACGTGGTGATCACGCCGTTTGGCGGGTACATCGAAGTG